GAAATGCAAGCTCTTGGTTCTTCTATCACCTATATGCGCCGCTATCTGTATATGATTGCGCTCGACATTTGCGAGAGCGACAGCATTGACAGCGACATCAGTAAGCCCACCCCCGCTCCCGTATCTGCTCTGAAAGCCCCTCCTGCTACTCCCGAACAGCGACAGGAAGTAAAGCAGGAACTCACCGCCCCGCAGGACAACGCTACGCCGTTGCAGATTAAGGGTCTCAAGGCAGTGCTGAAAAAACTCAAGGACGCTGACCCGACTAAGGAAGAAATGATTGCTCAGATTGCGGTGCAGACAGAGGGCTTTACCTCTATCAGCAAATCCGATTGCGAGACGCTGATTCAGAAAATCACCGCTATGCTTGAGGGAGGTAACGAATAATGGAATGGCTTGAAAGCAGACAGCTCAAGATTGCGCCACCGAAGCGCACGAAGAAAATCACAGGTACGCGCTTTGCTACAATCCTCGGTCTGAACCCGTGGTCTACGCCGTTTGAAATGTGGCTTGCGATTACCAAGACATACGAAATCCCGTTTGAGGACACTATCTACACAAAGGCAGGTAAGGCAATCGAACCCAAACAGGCAGAGTACATGAAGAAGTCCTACGGTATGGACATCATTACTCCGACCGACCGTTACGGTGAGGATTATTTCAAATCCACTTGGGGCGATTTCTTCCCCGAAAGCAAACATCTTGGCGGTATGTGGGACTACCTCGGCGTTGATGAGAACGGCGTTGTAGACACGGTTCTTGAAATGAAGACCACCAAGCGTATCGAGGACTGGCAGAATGACGCTCCCGAATATTACGCTCTGCAAGCCGCCCTCTACGCTTATCTGCTCGGTGTGGACAATGTGATTATGGTCGCGTCTTTCCTTGAGGAAAAGGACTACGCTGACCCCACAAAGTACACCCCGAACATCAAGAACACCATTACCGTGGAGTTCAAGGTGAGTGAGCGTTATCCCGATTTCGCAGAGAAAATCAAGTTCGTTGAGAACTGGTGGGCTGAGTATGTGGACAGCGGCATTTCCCCGGTCTATGACGAGAAGAAAGACGCTGAACTGCTTGCGGCTCTGCGTACTCACAACCTCACCCCCGATACCGACATTAACGCTCTTATTGTCGAAGCGGAGGGGCTGAAAGGCGAAATCGACAAAACGAACGCCACTATTGCAGACAAGGAAAAGCGGCTCGGAGAAATCAACAATATCATCAAGGAACACGCTATGGGGCAGTTCCGTGACGGTGATAAAAAGGTTGAAATCAAGGGTTCTATCTACACTTGGTCTGTGTCCCGCTCGGAGACCGCGACCATCGACAAGAAAGCTCTCGAAGCTGACGGTCTGCTCGACAAATATCAGAAGAAATCTGAACAGTACCGCATGACGGTGAAATAAGGAGGATAAAGACAATGAAATTTAAGAAATTCGTAAAATCTCTCGGAGCTGATGGTATTCTCTATGTTCGTGAAAATGGAGACCGTTGGTTGTCCTCCGGCTCTATCTTTATGAAAGTCCCGGAAGACATTCGCACTGTAACCGCCTGTGATAGCGCGAGTATGCTCTCTCTCATTGAAAACATTATCAATTACGACACCTTTTCTCAGCCTTGCGAACTGGTCGAAGCGGTCATGCCTGTTGCCGATGGTGTAATCAAGGACTGTGTGCGTATTTTCGCCACCGAAAACAGCATTGATAAGACCGCTATCTGCAATGATGGTTATGCTCTTATCGAGCGTGGTGACATTGTGGAAATGTTCGTTGACGAGAAGATTTCCGCATTGGTTATCAAGAGACCTGTAGACCTCGTGGACGAGGAAATTGTCGGAGTCATTCTCCGTACCGAATATTAAGGAGGGTAAATAACATGGCAAGAATCCCTATGACGAGTGGTTTCACTCTTATCCCGGAGGGAACTTATGTGTTCCGCATTTACGATGTGTCCTACGATGAGGAGTTTGGCAAGATTGAGATTAAGCTCGTGAACGCGGCGGGTATGACTCAGACCGAACGCTTCACCATCAAGGACAAGAACGATGAACCGAATGAAAAAGCTCTGAACGCTTTTTCCTATTTTGCCAAGACCGCTATGGGTGACTACACCCTTGAGGACATTGACCCGATGGAGCTTATCGACCACTTCATTGAAGCGGAGGTTGTCCACACCAAGCTCCCGTCCAATAAAGACCCGAACAAGACGGTCACTTTTGCAAATCTCGGTGATAAAGCTCCTGCTGAGTATTTTGATACCGAACCTGTGTCCCGTGCGCTGACGCTCGGCAAGGACAAGAACGCCGCTCCTGCTCCTCAGAAACAGGCTACTACCCCCGCTCCTGCCGCACCGAAAAAGGGTCTCGACCTTGACGCACTGCTCGGAGGTTGATGGGTATGGGGAGCGAAAGCTCCCCTCCCTCTAAAGGAGGTATCGTAAATGGAATTACAGGATAGCGGCAACCGCAGAGAATTTGACTCCGGCGCGGTACGAGACATCAACGAGGGCAAAGGCAGGTGTGACCTGCTCCCGCTCGGTGTGATAGCCGATATGATTGATGATGAAATTCTCTGCCGTATCGACCAGTATGTTCGTTCCGGCAATAGAAGCTCTCTTGTAGCCGCAATCAAGTCTTTCGCGGAGTACCGATATGGGAGTCTTTATACGGCTCTGTTAGAGGTCTCCAAGCACTATGAGGACGGTTGCAACAAATACGGTGAGCGTAATTGGGAAAAAGGTATTCCCCTTCACTGCTATATCGACAGCGGTGTGCGCCACTACATCAAGTTTATTCGCAGTGACGAGGACGAACCACACGATAGAGCGTTTCTGTGGAATATGCTTGGTGCGCTGTGGACACAGCAATATCACCCGGAATGTTGTGACCTGCCGTTTACAGAGGAGGTACAAAATGACTGATAAAGAACGCCTTGACCTTATGATGAGTACCAATCTCGCCGGGATTGTCAAAGACGATTTTCTCAAGTGGCTTGGTGAAAACGGATTTTTCAACGCCCCGGCAAGCACAAAGTACCACGGTAATTATGCGGGAGGTCTGTTCGACCATTCCTTTATGGTGATGAACCTGCTTGTGGAGCTTTCGGCGGCGAACGCTCTCAAGTGGAAACGCCCCGCGAGTCCGTTCATCGTGGGTATGTTCCACGACCTTTGCAAAATCGACCAGTATCGAGGAACTTGTTGTAAAGACGGGGCTTTGCACGACCACATTGTTGATTGGGAATATAATCTCAACACGCTTTTCAAAGGTCACGGTGATAAATCCATCATTCTTCTCTCCCAATTCCTCACGCTAACCGATGAGGAAGTCGCGTGTATACGCTACCACATGGGTGCGTTTACCGAAAAAGAAGAATGGCGGGATTACACCCGCGCCGTACACGCTTTCCCGAATGTCCTGTGGACGCACCAAGCAGATATGCTTGCGTCTCATGTGGTAGGGATTTGACGATGGCAGTATTCAAGAGAGCGAACGGTCACATTTTCGGCGTTCAATTCTCTGCCAAGGAGCAGAAAGCGATTGACGCAGAAATCCTCCGACAGTGTGCGGAGTACGACAAGAAAAACGCTGACGAGGTGGACGCGGTTATCCTGTGGCTACTTCACGAGAAGTTCGGTTTCGGTAAAAAGCGTCTGAGGGCGTTTTACGATTCCTTTTCCACTGAGCTTGACGCACTTGTTAAGCGGTACGAAATGGGTGACGAGGACAAAGCGTGGCTCTGTTCTCGGAAGCTAAAAGATTACGGTATTGATATTTCCACATGGAATAAGGAGGAAACAAAATGAGTTACAAGCTCAAAACGGCAAACGGCAAGGTTGCTTTTCTGCTCAAGACGGGCAAGGATTTTGTGAAAAATCAGATGGCTGTCGCTTCCGCACAGCACATTATCGACACAGGTACTATGCGGAAGTCCGATATTGAGGGCTACCCCATCAATGTGGACGATAAGTGGTACTTTGCCGGAGAGGTGTTTAAGAAGTCCTCTCCCCGTAAGACGGAGGGCGTTGCGGAATGAGAACATTTTACTCCGAATATGTCCAACACTGTATGCGTTTCTACGCCCGTCACGCCAACCCGAAGTTCCGCAGTGACGCGGATAAAAAGAACTGGTTCGCCTGTGACAGCGCACTGAAAGGCTTTACGGATAAGGAGCGGGAAATGCTTCTCACTATCTACCGTGAGGGAGATACGATTCCCGATAACATCTACAACCTGTCCGTTGCGTTGAAAATCAAACAGGATATTCTTTGGAAGCTCGTAAATGAGCTTGAACGCAAAGTTGCAAAAAGGAGGGGACTTGTGTGAACTGCTACGAGAACATACCTGCGGAACTGAAAAAACTTAATCAGTGGGTTTGTACTCGTGGCAATAGCAAAGTCCCGATGAAAGCATGGGAGAACGAAGCCGCGTCCTCTACCAATCCGCAGACATGGGCTGATTTCGACACCGCACACAAATCGGTGTCGGACGGTCATTACGACTACTGTGGGTTTGTGTTTAACGACAACGGATTTGTCGGAGTGGACATCGACATGGGTTACGATGAGGACGGACTTCTTTCTCCTCTTGCGGCAGATATTATCGGCAAATGCCGAAGCTACACGGAGAAATCCAAGAGTGGTCGCGGATTTCATATCCTGCTCAAAGGGGACTTGCCGTTCAGGGGTAAGAACAACCTTGCAGGTGTTGAGATTTACAAGTCCTCCCGGTACTTCATTATGACGGGTAACACACTTCTGTTCCGCACCATCGAGGACAATCAGAGCGCGATTGAGTATATTGTCGAAAAGTATTTTCCCGAAACTCAGCGAGAAAAAGATACTGCCGCTTATGGTGGTCGTATCTACTGCCCGATATGGGAAATGCCCGAAAACAATCGTATCAAGCTCCGTCCCGTCTATCCCCGAATACCGAACGGTAGCCGCAATATCTGTCTGACCTCACTTGCGGGTATGCTCCACAATCAAGGCTACAGTAAGCAACAGATATATGACGAACTGCTCTACTGTAACACGGTTGCCTGTGACCCTCCTCTTGACAGGGGCGAGATACAAACAATCTGTAACAGTGTGACACGGTACAAACGATGAAATATGAACCCTATCACGCGCTTATAAACGCAATCATTTTGCAAGCGGTCAAGGATTACCGTACTGCGTTGGACGATGAAAACACCTCCGGCATTGCGGAGTGTGAGCGGTTCTTCCGCTCGGATTGGTTCACTTTCCTCACCGATGTGGACGGAGAAATCATCATTCGGCAGGTGAAAAGAGAAATAACACGAAAAAGATAAGAAATATTAAAATAAGTGTTGACAGCTAATCTTTTTCGTGTTATTATCTAATCACAAAGAGACAAGAAACAATCTCTTGAAGATTAAAGGAGGTCTTATCGGTGACAGAAATCTATCGAGGTGACATTTACTACATAATGCCGTTTTATACGGTCACGGGTTCTGAACAGAGAGCAGGTAGACCCGGCGTAGTCGTGTCCAACGACATAAACAATCGACACTCTCCCAATGTGGAAATCGTATTCTTGACCTCGCAGGAAAAGAAACCGCTTCCCACCCATGTCCCTGTGATGTGCCGCGTTCCGTCCACTGCCCTCTGTGAGAACATTCAGACGGTATCAAAGGAACGGCTTTCCACATTCATTAAATCCTGCACCACGAAAGAGCTGAAAAACATTGACAACGCTCTGCTCGTGTCTCTCGGTATCAACTCCCCGTTTCCTGTCGGGGGGGGGATTGATGAAAACGCGCCGCAGAAAAGCACACCCACAGAGGTGGAGCGCGACCTCTACAAAACGCTGTATGAACAAATTCTTGATAAACTGGTAGGAGGAAACACCAATGATTAAGGTAGAAAACATTGAAGTTTGGGGATTTGAACACGCTATCCGTGGTATGAGAAATCCTTTGAACAGTTGGGACAGGTCGGACAGTTACCCCGCCGTTGACTGCGGCAAATGCGGTCGTATCGAGCGCGAGGGTATCTGCCACCCGAAAGATCATGACTGCACACCGTATTACTGCTATGAAATCGGTGAGAATGACCTTACTCTTATGCGAAAGCTGTTTGCGGCGGGACACCCGCACAGAAAGTATCTGCGGCAGATTTTTGTCGCTATGGACATCACTGCTCCGCTGTACTGGTGGAAAGAGTTTGACACCTGCAAGGTAGGCACGACCGCTAATTCCTGCTCCACCATGCACAAAATCGCCGCAAAGGAGTTTGAACTCTCTGATTTCAGCACGGAACATCTTGTCGGACTGTCTATCGCCGCACTACAGGGTGTTCTCGATGTAATGAATTTGGAGCGAAAGCATTTTCTTGTCACCCACGATAAGGACTGTTGGTGGCAAATGATTCAGCTTCTCCCGTCCAGTTACAATCAGCGGCGCACGGTCACTATGACCTACGAGAATGTGATGAATATGCTCGACTACCGTGAGGGTCATAAACTGGACGAGTGGCGCAAGTTTTGCGAAATCTTGAGGGCGTTGCCCCATGTGGAGGTAATCAGAAATGGCAGGTGACAGAGAGCTTTTTGAGCTGAGTAACGGCAGGTGCATTATGGACGAAGACCTGTCCGATAAAATGTATATCATTAAGTCCTACCACCCCGAACGCGCTGATGAGACTTCCTCCGGCTTTGAGTGGTCGGAAATGGGTATGGCAAACCTGTTCGGTATGCTCTACAACCGCGAAGCGCGGTACTGCACAGAGCATAAGAGTTGGTACACCTATTTTGAGGGTGCGTGGCGGCGTGACGAGGGTGCAATCCTTGTCTCGGAGAAAATCAAGGACTTTGTGCGCTTGATGATTCTCTACTGTGGCGAAATCACAGACGATGATACCCGAAAGGCGTACACCTCATTCGTGAACAAGATGGGTGACAGGCGTATGAGAGACAGAATCCTCAAGGACGCAACAGGCGAACTCCGTATTTCTGCTACGGATTTCGACTCCAACCCCTACCTCATCAACTGTCTCAACGGGACATATTCCTTGGAGGACTATTCTTTCAGAGAACCACGGTGGGACGATTTTCTCACCATGCAAACCCGTTTCCGGCACACGGTACGCCGTGATGTGAAGTGTACGCGGTGGGAACAGTTCATTGATGAAGTTACACAGGGTGATAAGGATAAAGCTGACTTCCTGCAACGCGCTCTTGGGTACTCCATGCTCGGTATGAGCAATGAGGAATGTATGTTTATCCTCCACGGCAAAACGACCCGTAACGGCAAGAGTACCCTCCTCAATACGATTGAGTATATGCTTGGGGATTATGCAAAAGTCGCTCCTGTCGGTATGATTTGCCGTGGTGACAGGCAGAAAGACGCGGAAGCCGCGTCCCCTACCCTTGCCGGACTCAAGGGCAAGCGGTTTGTCACGATGAGTGAGAGCAATGAGTACGGCAAACTGGACGAGGAGAAAATCAAACAGCTTACAGGCGGTGAAGAAATCTCCGCTCGTGCGCTCTATCAGACAGCTATCACATACCGTCCTCAATTTACCTTGTGGCTCTCCTGTAACGACCTGCCGATGGTAACAGACAAATCCCTGTTCGCGTCTCAGCGTATCAAGGTGATTGAGTTCAACAGGCATTTTTCTCCGTCTGAGCAGGACACTCACCTCAAGGACGAACTGACCTCCCTTGACGCTATGAGCGGCATTTTCATGTGGCTCGTGCGCGGTTACATCAAGTACAAGGAAAACGGTCTTACAATGTCTAAGAGCTTGTCAGAGGTTGTTGAGCGATACGAGCGGGATAACGACCTTGTATTGCAGTTCCTCGAAAACCGCTGTGTGCGTGTCCCCGAAGAAGAAAATAATCCCTACGGTGAGAAAAACAAGCGTACTCTCATCAAGGCGAAAGACCTCTATACCGCGTTCAAACTGTGGGCGAAGTCTGAGGGCGCGTATGTGCTGTCCGCGCGGAAGTTCAATTCTGAAATGGAGCGTCACCCCGAATGGTTTGACCGCAAATCGACTTCCAGTGGATTTATGATTTATTGGGGCTTGAAGCTCAAGGAGGTAGTATAAATGAACGCTTCTTGCTTGGACGAGAAAGGACGCTTTAAGTCCTGCCCGTACAGAGTATATACCGATGAGCATAAGGCGATTTTAAGGGGACAGGGTGATTTCGTCTCACAGTGTTTTTACCCGTGCATTGGTGAGGGGTGCGTTGCATACCATGTGGGAATTTGCTTACGCCTTGCCGCCGCGCTAAAGGAGGTCAAATAATGTCAAGAGTATTGACCGTGGACGGTAGCGTGAAAATCGGTGCATACCGCTTCCCCGACAGGAAAAAGCCCTGTCTTTGTGTAGAAAAAGGCAACACCTGTACGGTGTACGGCTCTTTTATCGACACCGACCGCGCAAATGAATTTATGAATGAACTCGCCGCCCTTGTGGGTGCGAGAGATGATAAGGAGAGATTAGAATGACAAACGATGAACGCCACCCTACCGGGCTACTCCATTCTGCTGATGAACTGCGTCAGCTTATCCGCGAGAACCCCGCCCTCCCACTTCTCGTCTTTGCGGGTGAGGAAGCCAATAGCGGGGATTATCCCTATATGAGTTGTAGTTACATCAAGGCGTACAAGGGAGAATTTCTCGACTGCACTCAGACGGTCAACGACTGTATGTGCTACACCGATAGGGACGAGTTCGAGGAAGCTGTCGCGGACTCTCTTGCCGATGGGGATTACACTGATGAGGAGTTTGACGCTCTCGTGAAGAAAACGGTTGCCGAATATGACCCATACTGGAAGCCGTGTATCATTCTGAATGTGGATAATTGAGGAGGTGTAATAATGTTCATTTGGCTTACAAACCCGACTATCGGACAGGTGCTTGTAAATCTCAACCTCGTCACCGCTGTCACCTGCGTACAGGGTAGAAATACCGTCTGTTTTACTGGCGGCGAGGAGGATTATATCGTGGTTACGGAGTCCCTTGAGGACATCTACGAGCGGATTCAGTCCGCAGAAAAGAGGTACAGGAAATGACGATACCCGAAAAGCTGAAAATCGGTGCAAAGGTTTACGGCGTGGAAATCACGAACAAGCTCGACTTGGGTAATGTGAATTACTCCGGCGAAATCTCCTATACCGACTTGGTTATCCGTATCTGTCCGAACGCACAGGCGAAAATGGAAGCCGACTTTCTTCACGAAATGATTCACGGTATGCTCGACCATCTTGGCTATACCGAACACGATGAGAAAAAGGTTGACGAGCTTGCAAATGTGCTTCACATGGTGATACTGGATAACCCCGCCGTGTTCGCACCTGTTAAGGAGGGACAGCACGAAAATGGTTAAATGCCCGTTCGCTGTTCCCACCTGCAAATGTTACGACTGTGCGTGTAATGCGTCTTATGATGAGTGCAATCATGGGTACTGTATAACTTGTTTTGAATGTCTCAATGAGAGCAAGGCGGTACACAATATCTATCTTTGCACAGGTTATGAAAGAATGGTGGCAAATGGAAATGAAAATTCTGAATGAGCTTGCGGGTATGCTTGAGGACATAAATCCGAACGAAATCGTCTCTCACATACTGGACGGGACGCTTCTCCCGTGGCTTGCGAGTTGGAAAATGAAGTCTCAAATGCTTGTGGCTTTCCTGCTCGAAAATGAAAAAGCTCGATTATCCGAAAAGGATTGAAAAATAATCCTAAACGACATTAGGAGACTAATCCGAATAAGATTGAAAAATAATCTTTTCGACTTTTCGTTTTGCAGACGAAAATGAGCAGGTCTTTGAAAAACTAATCCTAATCGGATAACGACCTTTTTAGGGGCTTGTCTCAATCAGATTGGAAAATAGTCTGTATCGGATTAAAACGGTCAAGTTGAAGTAGTAAAAGTAGTTGTTTTTTAGCTTTTGCGTGTAACTTCCTCTATATAGGAAAATCCCTACTATAAGAAGTTACACGCAAAACCCGATTTTTAACTACTTTAACTACTTACTTGTAAGAAGAATAAGAAGAAAAGAGGACTCTCCGACTCGGAAAGAGGACTCTCGTGCGATTATACGACTTTACGGAGGTGCATTGGAAAATGGCAGAGAAAAAGACGGAGAAAGATGTGCAGGTGATTAAGAAAAAGCCCCGTGGTGGAAACTCCCCTGTCATTGGTGATAACGGGCTTATGCTCGAAGCGGGAGATAATACGAAGATTATGAGTATCAATATAGCATTGTTTAATATGCAGGATATTGATATGAATGATGTAAATGCAGTCACTCAGAGATTGGGTGAATATTTTGCGTTGTATGAGAAAGCTGACTTGAAGCCGACTGTTGCAGGAATGGCTATTGCACTGAACGGAATGAGCAGACAGACATTGACGGCTATTGCACATGATAGACCGACTGGAAGTGCCGGGTATAAGACAGCATTGCCGCGAGAGGTAGCCGACTCCATTAAAAAGGCGTATAAAATGTTGGAAAATATGTGGGAAACCTACATGAACAGTGGCAAAATTAACCCTGTTTCGGGTATCTTCCTCGGCAAGAACAACTATGGGTATCAAGACAAGACCGAATATGTGTTGACCCCCAATCAGCAGAACGACTCCGACTATGACGCAGAGGACATTCGACAGCGTTATCTCATCGACTCTGACAGCGACTCTCAGAGCGACTAACGACTCTCGACTCTCAAACGACTTTCGACTATCGACTATCACGCAGACCGCCCAAGCGGGAGCGCGGCTCACCTGCCGCCACCGTTGGGCGGTCTTTTTGCGCGGATTTTTCACGGATTTGTGGGGATTTTGCCCCGCTCCTATTAACGCTTTACTGCAATAAAGTGAAATGCCCCATTGCCGGACGGCGGCGCGGGGTGAATTTCGCTATATAATAAGTAAGGTTTGAAATAATCCGAAAAAGATAAAAAATATTGAAAAAAGGGTTGACAATTCGGAAAAGCTGAATTATACTATAATCACAACAGGACAACAAACAATACAAAACAGATTATAGGAGGTTTACAAAATGCGAATTTACGAATTGACGCCGGGCGGCTATGACCGCATAAAATCCTTTTACGGGAAAGCGAAAGTTATTGAAATGAACGGGGAAACGCTTTTACAGTCCTATGATACTACCGTTTGCAAGATTGATAAAAGCGGCGAATTTGTCCGAATGTGGGAGGGGTACAGCGCAACGACAATGCGCCATATTAACGCATTTATTGAAATGTTCGGTATTCCGGGCGGCGGGAAAAAGTGGTGGGACGCGCTCCCGGTGGAGGAAAAGCCCCGCGGCGGCGCGGATATGACCCCCGCCGAAAGTCTAAAAACAATGTACGCAAGACGCACCGCGAATTATTGAGGAGGTAAAACAAAATGAAATTCAAGACAACACAAAAGACAATCAAGGCGAATTACAATACAATTATTTGCGTTCCCTATTGCGGTTTGCAAAACCTTTTGAATTATGAAAGCCCGGTTGCGTACACGGTACGCCGTGAGGGTTGGGCGGCTGATATTTACGATATGGGCGGCGGGGTTGCCATTGTAACAGGTTATGCGCCGTTCGGGAATGTTCGCCCGTCCTATGAATTGCGGGAACGGTACGAAACGAAAGCCGAAAAAATCCGCTATATTTCCGGTTATGAGGAAAAGCGGGACGCATTGCGGGAATTACAACGGGCATTTATTGAGGAGGTAACACGCCATGAATAAACGGGAGTATTGCGAAAGCCGGGAAAGTATCGCCTATTATAGCGGCTTGAATGGGCTTGAAATAAAGGGTATTGAATACGGTATAAACGATTTTGTTTATTGCGTTTCGGGTTGTTGGTATGGAGGGAAAGCCGCGCGGCGTTTCCACCGTTGCAAAATCTACTACCCCGCAAACGGGAAAGATGGCGCATTTTTCCGGGTACATGGGTATAAAATCCCGCTTGATGAATGTATTAGAATGGGGGTTTAATTATGAATTACATTTTCAAAACAATGGCAACAATGAAAGAATACAACAATAAAAAATGGTGGATTGACGGCGATATTATTTCCGATATGCGTATAAATGCGGATAGCGTGGAAAATGCGCTTGAAATTTACCGGGAACGGGTGGAGGAAAAACATTATATTAGCATTTCCCGAAATGCCATTAAAAACAAGTCGGAAATGTTCGTTGATACGCCGGACGGGGGCGCAAAACAAGTAGGATATGTTATCACGGGCAAAACGGAATTTGACAAGGGCGATTATACCGGGTACAGCACACAATATATTGATTTGTGGGTAACGGTTTTAACGGTTGTTGACACTGTATTTTAATTGGAGGTTTTACAATGAACATTGATAGCACTATGAAAGAATTAGCGGAATATATCCGCATGGGTGAGGAAATCGCCGCAAACATTGACGCATTGAAAGACGCGCTAAAACAGTACATGAGGGAAACAGGCGTTGACAGCTTGACGGGAACGGAACATAAAGCAAGTTATAAAGCGGTTGTTTCCTCCCGGATTGATACGACCGCACTAAAAAAGGACGCGCCCGAAATAGCCGCGAAATATACCCGGACAACGGAAAGCCGCCGCTTTACATTCGCATAATATAGGAGGTTGAGAAAATGACGCTTATTTGTATCTTGCTTTTTCCGTTGGTGGTATTGGCTGAATTGCTAAAAATCAATAAATAACAGGCAAGCCCCGCTATTATTGGCGGGGCTTTTCCTATGCCCTATTATAGCCGCTGTAATGCGCTGTATGGGGCTTTATTGTGTTAGGGGTATAGGGAATTATACCCCGCTTATATTATGCCCGTTGTGGGGCGTTCTGTTGCGTTGTGGGCGGTATGCCTTGCAAGCTGTACCCATGCGCGGCGCGTTCGGGAGTCCGTCAAGCCGTCCGGCGTTGCTGTCGTTAGGGTGTAGTTTATTGACAGGGGCGCGGGGCGCGTTCAATAGGGTTATTTTTCGCGCTTTTGGCGGTACTGTCAAGGGCGCGAAATGCTATTGACAGCGGACGCGGGACGGCTTGACGCTGTACCCCCGGAGGGGGAACGCGCCCCGCCGCCGTGCCGGGAGGGAGTACGGCGAGTAGCCGAAAATTTCAAAAAGAATAAAAAGGACTATAAATTATCTCTTTTGTATTGACATTCATCTTCTCTTGTGCTACACTAATCTCACAAACTAAAGGAGGACGCATTATGGTACGCAATAATATTGAACTCGATGTAAAGGTCAAATGTGTCGAACAGGGTGTGACACAACAGACCATTGCGGAAAAGATTGGGACTACGGGACAGTATGTCAACAGAATCGTCAAGAAGAAAGACGGGATTATGAACAAGACTTTCGTTGAAATCATGGAAGCTCTTGGGTACGACATCGAAATCACCTATATCCCAAAGGAAAAGTAAATCGGAGGTGAGTACATGAGGGTCGGTTATGTACGAGTTAGCACCGCAGAGCAAAATCCGGCGAGACAGGTGGAGCTTATGAAGTCCCTCGGTGTGGAGAAAGTCTTTCTCGACAAAATCAGTGGGAAGAATACGGACAGACCGCAGTTTAATGAAATGCTGTCGTTTCTCCGTGATGGCGATACTCTGTATGTGGAGTCATTCTCAAGGCTCTCCCGTAGCACCAAAGACCTGCTGAACACGGTGGGTGTCCTGTCTGCCCGTGGCGTTCAGCTTGTGTCGGACAAAGAGAAAGTGGACACCAACACCCCGCAAGGGCGGTTCATGCTGACGGTGTTTGCGGCGTTGTCGGAGTTGGAGCGGGAGAATATCCTTGAGCGTCAGCGTGAGGGCATTGAGATTGCCAAAGCGGAGGGAAAATACAAAGGGCGTAAGCCGATTGCAGTGACGGACAGGTTTCTCGGCGCGGCTCGGAGTTGGCAGGAGGGTTCTCTCCCGCTGAAAGACGCTATTGAGCAGTCGGGGCTGTCGGAGTCCACATTCTTTCGTAAGTGCAAACAGCAAGGGATAAGGAGGGTCGGTGTGTGAGAAAGCTGATTTTAGCATTGTGTATGGTCGTGATGGTATTCGCGTTAGTCGGTTGCGGTCAGAAAGAACCTGTCGCGGAAAAGACGGACGCTGAGAAGTTCGCAGAGGAAAACAGTATCTCGGTGGAACTGGCAGAGAACATTGAAAACGCCCTGTCGCAGACAGATGTTCCCTCCTCTCTGAATAAGCTCAATGATTGGGAACAGATTGAGGATTATGCGGACGGTCAACGGTACACGGGTTGGGTCTACTCCACCGCTCAAGATAAGTATTATTACATGGTGTTCTATGTAAGCGGTGATACCGTTGAGGGTATTCGAGACCAAAAGAACGGGCTTGAATATCTCTATCAAAATAAAAATTGACGATTACAAGAATTGGCGCATGATTGCGATTGAGGGTTTATCCTCGACCAGTCATGCGCTTTTCTTTTTGCAGGAGGTAAAAATGGAACAGCTACTTTCAAAAATTCTCGAAAAAATAAAAAAGGACGCTTACCTGTTTCGGACATGGGAAGACCTGCTCTATATGTGCAAGGAAGCAATGAAAACTGACATTTCGCTCGGCGTGAGGTATCTCAAGCTCCTCTCGGCTGAATGTGAGAGAGGTATCAGTGACCCGCTCACCTCGGAACAGGAGGTCAAGGAGCTATACGGGTTGCACAAGCGGGTTCTCCTCGCCGCCGCGCCGTATGATTTTGACAGCTACCTGCTCTATGTGGAGTGGAACAGAGAACCGAAAAAGAAGTTTTATCCGCCGCGCCGCAAGGTACTGAAACAGGTGGTGGACGCGCTACAGGAACTTGCAGACGATAAACTTGACCTGCTTGCGGTCTCTCTCCCGCCCGGTAGCGGCAAGACCACTCTCGCTATCTTCTACCTCACATGGCTCGGCGGGAAGATTCCCAACGAACCTATGTTGACAGGTTCTCACTCCAACTCGTTCGTGCGCGGTGTGTACGATGAGTGCTTGCGTATCTTTGACGCAAATGGTGATTACCTGTGGCACGATGTATTCCCCGATATACAGGTTTCTAACACGAACGCGAAAGATTGTCGTATCGACCTTGATAAGCGACAGCGTTTTGAAACATTGGAGTTTACCTCCATCGGCACGGGCAACGCGGGTCTATATCGTGCCGCCACCCTCCTCTACTGTGACGATTTGGTGTCGGGTATCGAGGTCGCGCTATCTAAGGAGCGGCTTGACAAGCTGTGGGAGACCTACACAACGGACTTGAGACAGCGTAAAATCGGAGACCACTGCAAGGAGCTTCATATTGCTACCCGATGGTCGTTACACGATGTTATTGGTCGATTGGAGCGGGAGTATGTAGACAGCGACAAGGCGAAATTCATTGTCGTACCTGCTATGGACGAAAACGATGAGTCCAATTTCGATTATGCTTATGGGGTCGGGTTCTCCACCCACTTCTACCGGGAACAGCGCAATATTATGGACGATGTTTCGTGGAGGGCATTGTATATGAACGAACCCATTGAGCGTGAGGGATTGGTCTACTCGCAGGACGAGCTACGCCGCTATTTCGAGCTTCCCAAAGAAGACCCGGACGCGATTATCGGTATCTGTGACACCAAAGACAAGGGTGCGGACTACGCATTTCTCCCTGTGGCGTATGTGTACGGGCAGGATTACTATATTGACGATTGCGTGTGTGACAACGGCTTGCCGAATGTTGTGGACGCTCGGCTGACGGAAATCCTTGTGCGCGATAAGGTCAAGTCCTGTCGCTTTGAGTCCAATTCCGCAGGTCGGCGCGTAGCTGAGAAGATACAGGAGGAAGTCCGAAAGAAAAACGGTATCACCCATATCACGACCAAGTTCACAACAGCGAACAAGGAAACGAAAATCATCGTCAACAGCGCATGGGTCAAGGAGCATTGTTTGTTCAAAGACGCTTCTCTCTATCAGCGGAAGTCTGACTATGGGAAAATGATGGATATGCTCTGCGCCTACACTGTCGCGGGTAAGAACAAGCACGATGATGTACCCGATGGAATGGCTATGCTTGCCGAATATGCACAGTCGTTGAGCGGTCAAAAAGTCGAGGTGTTCAAACGACCTTGGTAATTCACATTTTCCACATAGTTTTCCACATTTAATTCGCAAAAGAAGAACATGAACATTGACTTTTACGAATTGATATGCTATAATTGTAAGTGTAGAAATAGATTGTTTTGAGTGGCGCATGATTGCGCGGGAACGAAAGTTCTCGGCGGTCGTGCGCCATTTTACATTTTCAGAGAGGAGGGACAAATGTGGGAAATGTAATCGACACTTCCAAGCCTGTTGCGGAAACTCGACAGATGTTTGGGCGCAGAGTTATCAAGAGTAGCGTTACGGAAATCACCGATGAAAATGTCGTGGAAGTGTTACTCAAAGCATTGTCCATTCACGCTCTGAACCGCTCGGAGATTGATTATCTTTGGGAGTATTACAAGGGAAAGCAACCGATTCTGAACCGCACCAAGGAGGTTCGCCCGGAAATTTGCAATCGTATTGTGGAAAACCGTGCGAATGAAATCGTGTCCTTTAAGGTCGGGTATCTGTGTGGAGAACCGATTCAGTATGTCGGCAAGAGCGGCGAGGAGTCCGTTACGGCGGCGATTACCCGCTTGAATGAGCTGATGTTCGCGGAGGATAAAGCGTCTCAAGACCAAGAGATTGTAGAATGGCAGATGATTTGCGGAACGGCGTTCCGACTGGTTCTGCCGGACGCACGGGGCGAGGAAGATGAGTCCCCGTTCGAGCTGTATACGCTCGACCCGCGAGATACCTTTGTGGTGTACTCCAACGAAATCGGCAATAAGCCGCTTATGGCGGTGAAATACAGCAAGGACGATAACGAGATTACCCGCTACTCCATTTATACGGAGAACCGCTACTATCTCGTGGAGGACGGTATTCTGAAAGAGTCCACCCCTCATGCGCTGAACATGATTCCCATTTTCGAGTACCCGGCGAATAATGCTCGGCTTGGCTCGTTCGAGATTGTTCTCCCCCTCCTCGATACGATGAACAACATCACCTCCAACCGTATGGACGGTGTTGAGCAGGTGGTACAGGCGTTTATCAAGTTTATCAACTGTGACATCACCAAAGAGGAGTACGAGGAGTTTCTTACCCTCGGTGCAATTAAGGTGAAATCTGTGGACGGCGCGAACGCCGATGTGGGGGTTGTCACGACTGACCTCAATCAGACACAGACACAGACTTTGAAAGAGGATTGCTACAATTCCATTCTCACAATCTGCGGTATGCCGAACCGCAACGGCGGTAGCTCCACGAGCGACACTGGCGCGGCGGTACTTCTGCGAGACGGTTGGTCTCTCGCAGAAGCGAGAGCGAAAGACAGCGAAAATATGTTCAAAAAGGCTGAGAAGAAAATGCTCAAGCTCGTGTTGCGTATCTGCCGTGAGCTGAGTGATTTTGATATTGCCCTTAAGGACATCGAATTGCAGTTCACCCGCCGTAATTACGAGAACATTCAGAGTAAGTCACAGGTGCTTACCGCCATGCTCGATAACCCGAAGATTCACCCGCTCCTCGCTTTCCAACATTCCGGCTTGTTTATCGACCCGGAACGCGCTTACGCAATGAGCGTGAAGTATTACGAGCAGGAACAGGCGAAAGTGATTGAGCGGAAACCTGTGGAAAATCCGAACCCCGATGAGGACGATAAATGATTTTAGGCGGCATTGACCGTTTGAGATAGTCAGAGAAGACTTTAATCGCAAATAGGTAGAGAAACCTTAAATCGCACCATAACGGGAGAGAACCCGTAAAAACGCAAGGAGGAATATTTTATGGCAAAGATTGATGTAAGTAAAATTGAGGGTTACGCCGAAATGTCCGCAGAGGATAAGCTCAAGGCTTTAGAAGCATTTGACATTCCCGACCCCGATTATTCCGGCTATGTGGATAAGAAGCTGTTTGATAAGACCGCTTCCGAACTGGCTGAGAAGAAAAAGGAACTGAGGGACAAGCTCTCTGAGGACGAAGCCGCCAAGCTGAAAGAAAAGGAGGAGCGTGATGAGCTTGAGGAAAAGTACAACAAGCTCCTGCGTGAGAGCGCGGTCTCCAAGAACAAGGCGAAATTGGTCGCGTTGGGCTATGAGGAAAGTTTGGCTGATGAGACAGCGGAAGCTATGGCAGACGGCAATTTGGAAAAGGTCTTTGCCAATCAGAAGAAGCACCTCACTTCCTTTGAAAAGAGGATTCGTGCGGAAGCTCTGAAAGGTACTCCGAAGCCTACTCCCGATGGGGACAGCAAGACCATGACACTCAAGAAACTCCGGGAAATGAATCCTGCCGACAGGCTCAAGTTCTCGCAGGAACACCCGGAAGAATATAAGGAACTTTATACAGGAGGTAATGAGTAATGGCTCATAAGATTTACGATAATTTCTATCTGTCGAACGAGATTGAAGACCAGTTCAATTCTCACCTCGACCTACAGCAGTTCTGCACCGTGGATAACTCCCTCGTGGGTACTGCGGGTATGACGCGCAAAATCAACCGTTACAGTGCAAGCAACGCCACTCAGAAGTTGGCTATGGGCGCGGGTAACACCGAAAGCATTGAGGTCACTTATGCTCCGTTCGAGTATAAGATTCTGATGGCTCAGAACCGTTTCGAGTATTACGATGAGCAGGAAATGACCGACCCCATGCTCGTTCCCGTTGGTGTGCGTCACATGGGTACGGATATGTTCAACACCGTCAACGCTGACATTTTCGCAGAGTTCAACAAGGCAACGCAGGTCATTGTTGTTTCCGCACTCAACTTTGACGCTTTCGCGGACGCACAGGCTATGTATAACCTTGAGAACATCGAGGGCGTGAACTTCTTTGCGTTCGTCTCTCCGGCTGATGTGGCGGCTCTGCGTAAGGCTCTTGGTCTGAGCTTGCAGTATGTTGAGTCCTTTGCCCGTAGCGGTTATGTCGGTACGGTGGCGGGTGTCAACATCTATACCAAGAAAGACGCGGTTTCCGGCACTATCTGTACCGCTACCAAACAGGCGGTCACTCTGTTCAACAAAAAGGGTGTTGAGGTCGAGACTCCTCCTCGCGATTCCAGTGACGCGAACACTCGTAAGAACACTATTTTCAGCCGCAAGTATTATCTCCCCGCGCTGACGGACGAGCGTTACGCGGTCAAGATTGTTAAGGGTACTGCGGCGGTAAGCACCGATACCACGGTTACGGCGGGTAAGACCTACTACACCAAGAGCGGTCTTGGCTATGTGGCGGTTGTTCCCGCAGAGGGTGATAGCCCGAAAACCAAGGGTTGGTACGAAATCACTGCGGCGTAAGTTAGGAGGTGGACAACATGACTGATACTGAAAAACTGGCGGCTCTGAAAGCTATGGTCGGTGATTCTGACACGGACGAAGTGTTGTCCACCTACCTTAGATTGTCCGGCAGTAAAATTCTCGCAAAGGCGTACCCGTATGACGATACTGTGACCGAAGTTCCCGCCAAGTACGAGTACCTGCAAATCGAAATCGCCGCCTATATGCTCAACAAGCGTGGTGCGGAGGGGCAGACCTCTCACACCGAAAACGGCATTACGCGACAGTATGAGAACGCGGATATTCCCGCGTCCATGCTCAAGGCGGTCACTCCACATTGCGGGGTGATTCGATGAGGTGCATGAACCGAAATAAGGTGAAGTTCTACTACGCTCTCTACGAGGGCAGAGAACCTATCCTTAACGAACAAGGCAGGAAAACAGGTCAGTACAAGGTCATTCACGGTAATCCAATCGAGGAACACGCCAATATTTCAGCGGCAAAGGGCGAAACACAGACACGGCAGTTTGGTGAGAATGAGTCCTATGACAAGGTAATTGTAATGGATTTCATTACGCCGCCCATTGACGAGTATTCCGTCTTGTGGGTCGATACCTTACCGATACTCAATGCGGACGGTTCACTCAAGGTCAATGACGCAGGTGAGGTAATCACCCCTCACGATTATGTAGTGAAAAAGGTCGCAAAGAGTTTGAACAGCGTATCAATAGCCATAAGCAAGGTGACGGTCAGTGGGTAAAAAGATTATTCGATTTGGGCTGTCTGTGCGTGACATCGACAGGGCAATGCGAGAACTGGAACAGTATAAGCAGGATATTATCCGCAAAACCGACCTCTTGCGGGAGAAAGTTGCGGAGCGGCTTGCGGAACTGTCGAGAGACGGATTTGCGGGAGCTGTTGTGGACGATTTGCTGAAAGGCGGTCAACGCACCGCGCAGGTCGATGTAAGTATCGACCAACGGAGCAATATCACGCTTGTCATTGCGCGAGGTGAAGACGCGGTTTGGGTCGAGTTCGGCGCAGGTGTTCATTACAACGGCTCGGCGGGTACTTCTCCTCACCCGAAAGGGTCAGAGTTGGGGTTCACCATCGGCGGCTACGGCAAGGGTATGGGTAAGAAAGATGTGTGGGGGTTCTATGAGGACGGTAAATTACGCTTGACTCACGGCGCACCCGCTACCATGCCAATGTATAACGCCGTAAAAACCGTTTGTGATGAAATCGCAGAAATAGCGAGGGAGGTGTTTCAATGATTGACATGGAAGACGATATTTTTGACGAAGTATCGGAAAAGGTTTATGCGGCGTTCGAGAAGAAATGCCCCGACCTGCTCATTATGAGCGAATATGTCAAGTCACCCTCCTCGTTTCCTTTTATCTCCATCGTTGAGATAGATAATGCCACATTCCGCAACTCTCAGACCACGGAGGGACACGAAAATCATGTGGCTGTGACCTACGAGGTGAATGTCTACTCTAATAAGACATCGGGTAAGAAAGCGGAGTGTAAGGCACTGGCGGCGTTCATTGACGAACGGCTTTTGGAACTGAACTTCACTCGGACAATGCTTGAACCTGTATCAAACCAAGACGAAGCGACCATTTATCGTATGCTCGGACGCTACCGGGCAGTAATATCCAAAAATAAAACAATTTACAGGAGGTAAAAATCATGGCTATTTCCACCTATAAGATTTTTCTTATGAAGAAAGCAAGCACGGACGATACCTATGAAAAGGTTATCGACATCAAGGATTTCCCCGACCTTGGCGGTGCGCCGGAAATGTTGGAGACCACTACCCTGTCTGACAAAATGCAGACCTATATTCCCGGTATTCAGTCTCTTGACGCGCTTGAGTTCACTGCGAACTACACCAAGGAGGACTTTACCAAGCTCAAGGCTCTTGAGGGCAAGGAGGAGTCCTACGCAGTGTGGTTCGGTGGCACTGAGAGCGGCGGCGTACTGACTCCCACTGGCTCTGACGGTAAGTTCGAGTTCAAGGGTCAGCTTTCCGCGTTCCCCGTTGGCGGCGGCGTGAATGAGGTCGTTGATATGACCGTCACTATCGCACCGTCTACCCCTATCACTGTGGCAGAGTAAAAGAAAATTTAGGAGGACAGAACAATGAGTAAACAGTTGACTTTCACTTTCGAGGATAAGGAATACACCCTCGAATACACCCGCAGAACCGTTGCGGAAATGGAGAAAAAGGGCTTTATCGCGTCTGAAATCACCGAAAAGCCCATGAGTACCCTCCCGGCACTGTTCGCAGGTGCGTTCCTTGCTCACCATCGTTTTGTGAAGCAGGACACCATCGACACAATCTATTCTAAGCTCACCAAGAAAGAGGAGCTTATCGGTAAGCTGGCAGAAATGTATAACGAACCGATTATGACCCTCGTTGAAGAACCCGAAGAAAGCAAGGGAAACTTGAACTGGACAGCGACTTGGTGAGTGACCCGCTGTCCTCCACTGAGGGGAGTGGTGGTGTTACTGCCACTGCTCCCCTCCACTCTTACGGAGAGAAATTTGAGGAGCTTTTTCCGTATTACCTGTCTCTCGGCATGACCGAAGAACAGTATTGGGATAAAGATTGCCGACTGGTGATTTTTTATCGGAAAGCGGAAGAACTCCGAACGAGCAGAAAAAACCAAGAAATGTGGTTACAGGGTGCGTATTTCTACGAAGCTCTGTCCCGTGTGTCACCTCTGCTCCATGCTTTTGCCAAAAAGGGTACAAAACCTGCGCCGTACTTGTCTGAACCGTTTGCTATTACGGAAAAACAGGCTGAGTATCAGCAAGAAGAAAAGGACAAGAAAACTTATGATAAGGGTAAGGCACTTATCGAGGGCTTTATGGCGAAGCACAATAAGAAATTTGAAGGGAAGTGAGAACCGTGTCTACTACAATCGAACAGTTAGAACTTGAAGTACAATCGAGTGCTACCTCGGCAGTGGCACAATTAGACGCGCTTGCTTCTTCTTTGGGTAAAGTAAAATCCGCTACCAAAGGTGGAGTTGGTCTTACCGCTGTGGCAAGACAGCTTACTACGCTGAATACCGCACTGAATAGTATCAGCTCCACCAACGCGGATAATCTGAATAAGATGGCACAGGGCTTACAGGCACTTTCCTCTTGCGGAAACCTCAAGCTCTCGTCTTCTGTAGCTAATCAGATTTCCAACCTTGGGACAGCGGTACGGTCTCTGAATGGGACTGATTTTTCCTCGCTCGGACGGCTTGCGGACGCGCTTACTCCGCTTTCCACAATCGGCAAGTCGAACCTCAACAGCTTTATCTCTCAGCTACAGCGATTGCCGCAAGCGGTACAGGGTCTTAACGGTGTGGACATCGGCGGGTTGGGAACGCAGATTTCTGAACTGGTATCTGCTCTTTCCCCACTTTCTCAGATGGGTAAGAACAACCTTACCTCGTTTGTGACTCAGCTTGGCAAAATCCCCGCTCTCATGCAGTCTCTAAAGACGGTAAACATCGGGGAACTTGCGTCACAGGTTCAACAGTTGGCAGACGCTTTCGCTCCTCTCGCTACGCAAATGCAAGCCATTTCGAGCGGGTTTGCGGCGTTTCCGGCGAGAATCCAAAAGCTGATTACCAGTACAAACAATCTGTCGAAGTCGAACGACAGAGCGTCTACAAGCTATGTGAACCTCGCCGCAAAAATCGGTATTGCTATCGTAGCAGTAAAAAAAGCGGCTTCCGTATTGGCAGGATTTATCAATAAGTCCAACCAGTATGTTGAAGATTTGAATCTGTTTACCGCGTCTATGGGCGAATACGCAAGTGCGGCGCAGGAGTACGCAGAGCGCGTCAGCGAAATCGTTGGTATCGACCCCGCCGAATGGTTGCGAAACCAAGGTGTATTTATGACGATTACCAAGGGTTTCGGTGTGGCAAGCGATAGAGCGTACACGATGAGTCGAAACTTGACTCAGCTTGGATATGACATTTCCTCGTTCTTTAACATTCCGTTCGAGGAAGCGTTCCAAAAGTTACAGTCGGGTATCGCGGGTGAGCTTGAACCTCTCCGTAGACTCGGTTATGACCTGTCTGTGGCTCGTCTACAGCAGGAAGCATACACCCTCGGTATTGAGAAGAAAGTCTCGGCTATGACACAGGCTGAGAAAGCGGAGTTGCGTTACTACGCGATTATGACGCAGGTAACAACCGCACAGGGCGATATGGCGAGAACGCTAAACGCTCCTGCGAACCAACTCCGTGTCCTGCAAGCACAGGTTACTCAGTGCGCCCGTGCAATCGGTAATATCTTTATTCCTGCTCTGAACGCTATCCTGCCGTATGCGATTGCCGTAGCAAAGGTCATTCGGCTTATTGCAAATGCCATTGCAAGTCTGTTCGGATTTGCACTGCCGGAAATTGATTACAGCGGTATCGGCGCAACTGTCGGTGGAGTCGCTGACAGTACACAGGACATCGGAGACGGTCTTGGTGACGCTACCAAAAAGGCAAAAGAGCTGAAAAACGCTCTGCTCGGCATTGACGAACTGAACATTATCTCCCCTCCCGAAGATACAAGCGGAAGCGGTGCAGGTGGTATCGGTGACATCGGAGGTGGCGGTCTTGGCTTTGACCTGCCGACCTATGATTTCCTCGATGGCGCAATCAGTTCAAAAGTCGATGAGATTGTTCAGAAAATGAAAGAATGGCTCGGTCTGAACAAGGAAATCGACTCGTGGGCTGACCTGTTCGATACCCGTCTTGGAAAAATCCTGTTGACGGTGGGAGCTATCGGTGCGGGTCTCGCGGCGTGGAAAATCGCAAAGAGCGTTGCCGATTTCGTGAAGTATATCACCTCGTTCAAGGGGTTCGGCGCAGGTTGGGCGGGACTCGGCGCACTTGGGCTGTTGTCCGACCTCAATGAGTTCATCGGATATTTCCAAGACTTCCTTGAGAACGGCGCAACATTCCAAAATGTTGTCGGTATGATTAGTGAGTTCACGGGTGCAATCGGTGACTGCTTGATTATCCTCGGCAATCTCAAGATTGGCGGTGCGCTCAAAGTCGTACAGGGTATCGGTGAAATTGCTGTTGCAATCAAGGACATTTCCGAAAGCGGTGTAAATTGGGAAAACGCCAATACCGCTATCAGAGGTCTCACCAACATTGCAATCGGTATCGGCGTGTTCACGGGCAACCTCAAGGTGGCGGCATGGGGACTGGCTATTCAAGGCTTCACCTCCATCATCACAGAGATTGGCGCGAATTGGGACGCAATCAAGCAAGGCGATTGGAGCGGCGTAGATAAGGTGACGCTGATTATCGGCGCACTGGAAGTCCTTGGCGGTCTCGCTATGGCGTTAGATGTGTTCTCCAAGCTCAAGGAGGTCGCTACCATCGGTAAGGCTTCCGAAGCGGTCACGACCGTTGCAACGGCAACAGAAACCCTCGATACTACGGTCAGCACGAAGCTGTCCCCGAACCTCACCTCTCTCGCAAAGAACCTCGGCTTGGGTATCGTAATTGTTGCGGAAGTCGCGGCGGCGGCACTCCTCATCACGGGTGCAATCATTCTACTCGGTGAGGGATTAGCGCAGGTCGGTGAGTCGTGGCAACCTGTTATCAATAATGGCGGCACGGTCTTGGCGGCTATGGGTATTGGTATCGGTATCTTAGCGGTTGTCGGTATTGTGACTGCTTTGCTTGGTTCTGTCGGTACACCGCTCATCGTGAACATTGCTCTCGGTACTGCAATTCTCGCAGAGTTGGGTATCGCAACGGGGTTGTTCCTCGTGGAGATTTGGGCTATCGGTAAGGGCTTGGACGAAATCGGGCAAGCATGGCAACCTGTTCTTGATAACGGGGAAACCATTGCAACGGCTATCGGTCTCGGTACGGCTCTGCTTGTCGGTATCGGCGTAGTGACTGCCGCTCTTGGTGCGGCTACAGTTGCGAGTGCAGGTCTGCTCCCGTTGGCTATCGGTCTCGGTACGGCTCTGCTTGTCGAACTGGCGGCGGCATTCATCATATTTACGGAGAGTCTGATAGCGGTAGCCAATGAGCTTGGTGACAACCTCGCTCCTGCGCTCGACAGACTCAATGACAAGCTCCCGACCCTTTCCACCAACATGAGCGAGTTCGTAGACTTTATGACGGATTTCGCAGGTGAGGTCGTTCGGTACACAGAGGTTTCGGCTATTGCCGGACTTAGCGCAACCATTGACACCATCATCGGTTGGTTTACGCAAGACCCTGTTGAGAAACTGGCAGACGATGTAGAGAACATTTACAACCAAACCACTTCCCTCAACGAAAAGCTGAACTTGGCTGTACCCGAACTTAAAACGGCAATCGACCTGCTCAAGCAGTATAAGGGCTTCCTTACCGAAATGGAAACGCTCTGCAACAGTAATGTTGAGCTGTCCACGGGTATGTTCGTGAACATGAAAGAGGTCGGTCAGAAGCTCGTGACGGGATTTGTGGACGGTATCAAGTCCAAGTCCTCTGACTTCTCCAATGCGGCGAAAACACTGGTGGACGGGTTCAAGAACTCGCTGAACACCAACGCCGCAACCTGTAAGTCGAGCTTCATTTCTTGGGCTTCCAACCTCAAGAACTGGTTTACCTCCGCGTCCTTTGGTGCAATCAACCGAACAACATTCGGCAACTACGCCAAGGATATTGTGAGCGGTTTCAACAACGGTATCACCAATAACTACGCTACGGCTAAGAGCGGTATGGTATCGTTTGCGAATACCGTGAAGAACGCTTTTACGGAAATTGTCTCTTACAAGGTGTTCTATGACATTGCAAAAGATGTTATCAGCGGTTTCAACAACGGTATCAACGATTTCTACGATACGACTCGACCGTATATGCGGCGTTGGGCGAATGACGCGGCGGCGGCATACAAAGCGGCGTTGGACTCCAACTCCCCGTCCAAGCGGTTTATGCGTATCGGTGAGGACACTGTTCTCGGTTACAACCTCGGTATCGCCAACCTCGGCGGCACGACAAAGGGCGTTGTGACGGATTGGGCGAACTCGTTTACAAGCGTAAACCCGACCATGAGCTTTGCCGTAGACACCTCCGCTCTGAAATACTACAGCAGTGATTCGTTCGCACAGTCTGTTTCCGCGGATGTGGCGGCGCACAGCACGGTTACTGCAACGGGCTTCAAGGAGGGTATGGAGGAGTTCTACAGAGAGTATATCGAACCTACCCTGTCGCAGATGGCAGACGATATGCGTAGGCAAGCCGACAAGCAAGAACAGACCATTGTTCAGATTGGCAACCGTGTTGTCAATGACGCGGTTACTACTCAGAAAAAAGCCAACGGCTATGTATTCGCACGATAAGGAGGGGTAAGAATGGCTTATTTGGCAATCAACGGTTATGAGCTACCTCCTCCGAAGCGAGGGGTACGCCCCACGGTGACTACCGTAGTGGACGCGGGTAGAAACGCCAACGGCTCAGTAGTCGGTCAGCGCGTGGGTCGAGACCAGTACAAGATTGACAGTCTTGAATGGTCTTGGCTCACCGCCGACCAATGGGCGCAGATATTAAATGTATTGAGTCACTTTTTCGTATATGTGACTTTCACTGACCCCGTGTCGAACTCCCTCAAGACTATCAAAATGTACTGTGGTGATAGAACCGCAGAACCTTATTGGGTCGATGAAAACGGGAAACCGACACACTACAGAAATTGCAAGGTAAATCTGATTGACTGCGGAGAGTAAGGAGGGGATTTTGTGCAAAAGGTTTCAAAGACATATAAAGAGAGCATGAAATCCTCTCTCCGCGAGAGAGCGTATATTATGATTTCGTTCGGTCTGCTCAATCAAGAAGCACAGGCAAAAGCAAAGGTCGAGCAGGGTGATTTCACCTACTACTCCAACTCCGCAAATATCCTGTCCGAAAAGACCGATGATACCATCTACGCTACCCTTGAGGAGAATTTCACCAAAGTTGACGGAACAATGTTCTTTCTTCCTCGACAGAACGCTTCCAATGCTTACCTTGACACAGGTATCATCAGCGACAAACTCCTCACACAAACGCAGTTCGAGCTTACAATCAATCTCAATGTTCCCGCTACGGATTTCAAGGGTATTACTATCAATTTCGGTGAAAATTACCCTGTAAATTTCGATTTGGTGAGCAGTAGCGGACAGGTTGTCGAGTTTCGCAATAATACGGAGGGGCTGTTTAGCACCGAAGAAGTGTTGACAAATACGACCTCGGTGAAACTGGTCGTTTACAGTATGAAGAACCCCCATAGTCGGGTGCGTATCTACTCTATCCGATTCGGCTACGGTCTCGTGTACTACAATGACTCCGTAATGGCTTCTTCCCTTGAGAGCTATGTCTCGCCCATCGGGGCAGATGTGCCGCAGATTGATTTCTCCGTACAGCTCAAGAACTACGACCACTACTTTAATGTTGATAACCCGAAATCCGCTATCAACTTCCTTGAGACAGGACAGGAAATGGAAATCTACTACGGCTATCAGCTCCCTACGGGAGAGGTCGAATGGATTCGCGGAAACCGCCTGTTGTGTTCGGAGTGGGAGTCGGACGATTACACCGCCACTATCCGCTGTCAAGATGTGTTCCGCAGTATGGACGCGGAGTTCTACAGGGGGCTGTATCGCAGTACGGGTAAGAGCTACTACGATTTGGCTCTTGAGGTACTGGCTGACGCGGGACTGACTGATTACTATATCGACCCGCAGTTGAAAAATCTGAAAAGCAAAAACCCCATTCCTCGCGTTCAGCATAAGGAAGCGTTACAGATTATCGCAAACGCTTGTCGCTGTGTGCTGTCGCAGACCCGTATGGGCGGTATTCAGATTAAGTCGAACTTCATTCCCGAAGCGGCGGCAAGTGCAAATGCGGAAGCAACCTATTCCAATGTCGAAAAGATTATGGACGGTACTGCGAAAGACGAGTACGCCACCTTTGCTCAGAACTATACCACGGCAGACGGTAAGATGTTCTTCCTACCCCGCAATTTTGGAAATGCTACGCTGAATACAGGTTTTGTGTCAGCGGTGCAGTCTAAAGCGGACGGAACATTCACCACCAACCCTGTTGTTACGCTTACACAGGAAGTTGCGTGTATGTACTACGGTGTAAAACTGGTATTCGGACACTCGATTCCGGCAGCTTTTACAATCCGAACCTACAATGACGGGACGCTCGTAACGGAGTACGAAGTCGGGGCTGACGAAATCAGCAAGAACACGGTCATTCACACGGACTTTGACGATTTCGATGTTATGAAAATCGAGTTCACAAAGACCGCCGAACCCTATAGCCGTATCGTGCTGAATAATTTCAGCTTTGGTGATATTACGGATTTCACTATGACTCGCACAGATATGACCTCCTCCCCGAAAGCCATCAAGCAGGAGCTTGTCAAGGAGATAATTGTTCCTTGCTACAGCTATCAGACGGGCAATCAGCAAGAAAATCTTGTCAGCGAAGAAGTCACGGTCGCGGCGGGTGATGTGGAGACTTTTTTCGTAGGAGAACCCTCCTACGGCTTTTCTGCCGCACTGGAAAATCAGTCGGGCGGTGTTTCCATTTTGGAGTCGGGCAACTACTACATCACCGTCAAGTTTACAGTGACAGGTACTTACCGCTTGGAGATTTCCGGCTACCGCTACAAAATTGTAGAGCGTTATGCAACAAAAACGCTCAATAATCGAGGAAAGACAATCAAGTGGGAAAACCCTCTTATTTCCGATATGGGAATGGCGCAAGACCTCGCAGACTGGCTTGGTGACTATTATCAGTCCGGCATCGAGTATGAGTACGACACTCGCGGCAATCCCGAAATTGATGTGAACGATATTGTTTACCAAGAGAACGAGTTCCAGTCTGATATGAAAGTAAACATCTACCGCCACACCATCATTTTCAATCAGAGCTTTGCGGGTAAGGTCACGGCCCGTAGAACAGGAGGTTAGTTATGGCTTGGACAACGCCTAAAACAGACTGGTACGGTGTAACGAACCCCTCCGATGGGGTATATACGGGAGACAGGTTCAACGCGGTCGATTTCAACCGTATCAAGAACAACCTCACCTATCTGCGTGAGTTGGCTCTCAAGATGTACGATGAGTTCTCTATCGTCTCCCTCGGTGCTGACCGTACCTATTCGGATTACTTCTATGCTGATGAAATCAATCAGCTTGAGGAAAATCTGAAAACCATCAACAACAAAACTCTCAAGAGGTCGTATGGCAACCCTCCGACCTATGTAGCAAACGGCAACACAATGGATTTTGCAGAGCTGAATCGGTTGGAACGCGCCATACTTGACCTCTACGACAGACTCACCAATGAGTCTGAGGGGAGAAGAATGTTCACTTGGAATTTTGGAATGAGAGGAGGAGACCTGTAAATGTCTTGGGAACTGCTACCCGTAAATTATACGGACGCTGTGTGGAGCGGTCTAAAACGGTACAACACCATCACCAATGAGGACGGTACGGTATCGTTCCAAGATGTGACTGCTTACAGCAACAAAGAAAAGTCCTTTTTTGGCGCGAGAGACGCGAACCGTATGAACGAAGCTCTCAATACCCTTATGTCGATGGTAGAAAACGGTTCTGACCTGTACGAAGCGTTTCAGAACTATTTCACCACACAGAAAGGGCTTTTTGAGAACGAAGCGGACTCCAAGCAGGACGGTTTTACCGCATATATTACTGCTTTGGAAGCGGAGGGGGACAATGTAATTAACTCCCTTAAAACCGATTATCGCACGGAAATGGACACCTTTGAGAGTCAGCAACAGGCACTATTCACGACTTGGTTCGAGTTCGTCAAGAGTCAGCTCGGAGAAGATGTTGCCGGAAATCTGCAAAATCAGATTACTGCTCTCGACACCAAAACGGATGGTTTTGACCCGCGCACAACTACTTTCTCTGCCGATGGAAAGACCATCACGGAAATCGACTCGGCAGGAAACAAGAAAATCGAAACCGTGTTCACTTCCGATACAGTTATCACGCAAAAGCTCTATAAGAAAGAGTCAAACGGAAGTTATTCCCTCGTAAACACTAAGACCATCACATTCAGTGCAGACGGTCTAAACATCACAGAGGAGGTAGTGTAAATGTCTTGGGCAGAAGCAAAATGGACTGTTGACAGTCTGTTGCAGAAAATCGGGCAAGCCCCGAACAACATGAGGAGCTTTATCGCATACTCGCTTTCCGCGACCAGTATCGGCTTGAAGTTCCAAGAACCCGCCGACAGCTATGACGCGAACAACAATCTGATTTGTTCTGTGGGCGGTGTAATGATTCGCATGAGCGATACTGGTTATCCTACAAAGCCCTCAGAGGGGACGCTTGTAGTAAACAACACCAATCTCGGCGCGTATGTCAACACACCCTTTACGGTGAGCGGACTCACTAAGGGTAGAAAGTATTATTTTTCCGCGTTCCCTTATTCCGTACAGGGCGTTTACAACCTGTCGAGCAATGCGGCAAACAGAGCGGACGCAACTCCCGCCGCAGGTGAAATCGCCAATGTCACCATTTCTATTGACGATGATTCCGCGTTTTCCAGTGTGGTAGTCACCTGTGTCGATGAAACGGAGTCTGCGTCTACGCAGTCGGCAACGCTCACCAAAACGAAGAAAACGGCTTCCTTTGTCGTGCCTATCGGTCATACCTATCATATCGAGTACGGTGCGGAGGACGGGTACAGCAAGCCGGATAACACTACGCCGAAAGTTTCTGTGGCAGGTACGACCTCGAACTACACCGCAACCTACTACTATTTCACGGCTACGATTGCCGTTACCTACCCCGTAGGAGCGACCTGCACCTGTGAGTGTGGAAGTACAAAGTACACCGCCCCTAATACCTCCGGCAGTCACACTTTCCAAGTGCATAATGTCGGCACATGGACGGTAAAGGCGGTTTCCGGCTCTGATACAGACTCTACGTCAGTATCTATCACTTCCTCCGGGCAGTCTCGCAGTGTGGAGCTGTCGTTCGTAAAAATCTACGGTATCAGCCGGGATATTACGGCTACCTCTCCCGCTTGGGCGAGAACGGATTCCGCTGTCGGCAAGACTGCTACCGCAACCGTAGGTACTACAGCAGGTTCGAGTGACTTCAACAACTGTTACCCTTGGAGCGGCATTGTCCGTGAAACCTTATCCACGGGAGATGTGATGGTGAAAATCCCTAAGTTTTGGTATCGCCGTTACCGTAGTGGAAATGTGGAATATCTCAAGATTGCGGATAAAGCCACGAGCGGGTTCACGCTTCACCCCGCGTTCAATCACGGCGGTGTGGCAAAGGATTATCTCTATGTGGGTGCTTATAAGACCACGAGTGGTAACAAGTCCGCGTCCGGTGTAAGCCCGTTGGTAAATCAGACGAGAGCGACCGTGCGTTCCAACGCGAAAGCAAAGGGTACGGGTTGGGGTATTATCGACATTGCCGCACTCTCCGCGATTCAAATGTTGATTCTCGTAGAATTTGCCAACAACAATGTGCAGTCTGTCATTGGGCGCGGCTACTGTGACAGTAACAGCTCTGCGCTCAGTACAGGCACTTGCAACAATGTGAGTGGTCTCACGGGCAGACCTGCCGGAACAGACGGCAAGGTTGATGTGGTTTGGCGCGGTATCGAGGGTCTGTGGGGTAATGTGTGGGAATGGGTCGATGGTGTCAACTGGAACAACGGCACTTACTATGTGTGCAACGACCCGTCCAAGTACGCAGACGATACCACTACGAACTACACCGCCCTCTCCTTTAAGGGAGCAACCAACTGGTCTTCCAGTTATATTACGCAGGAGGGTCTTGACACTGGCAGTAATCCTCATGTCATGCTCCCGTCTGCCGCAGGTAGCGGAAGCGAAACGACCTATGATTGTGACGCTTGTTGGTCTTCTACAGGTTGGCGCGTCTTCCTACACGGCGGTAATTGGTACTATGGCTCGAAATGTGGTCTCTTTACGGCTATTTTGGCCTATGCCTCGTCCGACTCGTACTCGAACATTGGGTCGCGCCTGCTTTATATCCCCTCCTAAGGGGGTGCGGGGGATTTTCTCCCCCGCATAAGTGGGTCGATACAAAACAGATAGAACTTTATAAGGCGAACAGTAAAAGCGCGTCTTCCAACACGGCGGTAATTGGAACAATGGCTCGAAATGTGGTCTCTTTACGGCTAATTTGAACAATGACTCGTCCAACTCGAACTCGAACATTGGGTCGCGCCTACTTTTGTTATACAGCACAAACCTATACAAGATACTGTCTCGCCGTACCCATTGGTAAAAAATAGTTTGGAGGGATAGGGTTAGTAAGTCTCTTGAAACCCCTATAAGAAACAAAAGCAATGAAAAGAATTGGCTTTCTACACGAACAGATAGTTTCAGAAGAAAATTGCAGACTGGCTATCATAAATGCCGCAAAGCATAAGAAAAAGCGCAGAAATGTTCAAAAAGTCATGGATAATTTGGATTTCTACGCGAAAGACCTGTCTGAGCGGTTGGTTCGTTTGGATTTCACCTCACCGTATCGGACTCGTATCATAAAGGACGGTCTGTCGGGGAAAGAGAGAGAGTTACAGATTCCTGCGTTCTATCCCGACCAATGCGCTCACCATGCTATTGTGCAGGTGCTACAGCCGCTCATTATGAAATCCTCCTATTATTGGAGCTGTGCCAATATCCCAAACAGAGGGATTGACCGCGCCGCTAAAGGAGTGGAACGAGCGACCATGCGAGACATCAAACACGCGAAATACTGCGTGAAGATGGACATTCACAAGTTCTATCCGTCAATCCCGCACGACAAGCTCAAGGAACATTTACAGCGGAAAATCAAGGACAAAAAGGCACTTGGTATTATCCATTTGGTAATCGACTCGTACCATAGCTCTCCCGGACACGGCATACCCATCGGGAATTATACCTCGCCGTGGCTTGCGGAGTTTTATCTACAGTCGTTGGATTACTTCATCAAGCAAACCCTCGGTATACGCTATTATGTCCGCTACGCCGATGATTTAGTCTTGATTGACAATAACAAGCGAAAGCTCCGAAAAGCCATGTACGCGGTCATGGAGTTTGTAGGAAAACTCGGCTTGGGGATAAAGCACGATTACCAGTTATTTCGTATTCAACGAAACTGCAAGAGCAGAAAGCACCGTAGAGGGCGAAAGATTGACTTTGTAGGTCGCTGTTTCGGTATCAGAACCACGACCATACGAAAAAGACGCGCCCTTGCGCTTATGCGGCAAAGCCGCCACATTCAGAAAATCCAAAAGCGAAACGGGGTCGTATCGTTCCGTATGGCGGCGGGTTTCCTGTCACGGTGTTCCTGTTTCAAGCATACTGACTCGCTCGGTATGAAAAAGAAATATTACGATACAGTCAAAATCAGAAAATTAAAGGAGGTAGTCAGAAATGAGAGTAAAAGGAAATGTCTCCCCCGTAACCCTGTCAATGGAGTCTTACCTGCCGTTGGAGGGGTATGTAGAGGTCAGACTGCGTGAAAACATCAAAAAGGTCACTGACATTGACCCGCAGACGGAAACCTCTGTCACCATGTTCGAGTATGATGAGTACACTTTCCTCTTGAAAGACCGTGAGGGCTTGCGAGAGGACATCGAAAGCAATCTTAATGATTGGCTTATCACTGGCAGGACACTTGAGGTCAACGAAAGCGCAAGCATTGTGCAGGACATGAAAGCCGCACTGGAAATTTTGGGGGTGAAAGACAATGCGTAAATGGGAAATTGCCGCTATCAAGCGCAAAATGGAAATTGATGCCGCCGATGAGAAAGCCAATGACCTTGACATTATTGTGTCTGAGATTATGAAGTTGCCATACGGTCAGCTCAAAAAGGTTCTAACCCCGGAGGTTATGGAGGTTCTCAAAAAATATGGTTACGCAGAGTAATAATTATAAGAACAGGAGAGTAAGCCGATGGTTTCTGAAAGCACGCTGATTATCAGTATTGTGGGGGCGGTCTTTGCAAGCACAGGTTTTTGGGCGTTCCTCACAAGCCTTATCCAAAGCAAAAAGTCCAAAAACAGTGCGGAGGGGCAAATGCTGAAAGGTCTTGGACACGACCGCATTTGCTATCTTGGTGAGTGTTATATTCAGCGCGGGTATATCACCAAAGACGAATATGAGAACCTGCATGATTATTTATACTTACCGTATAAAAAATTGGGTGGAAACGGTACTGCCGAAAAGATTATGAAAGAGGTTGACCGTCTCTCACTCAAAGACAAGGAGGATTGACCTATGGAAGAAAAGTCGTATTTCCAAACTCACGGCGAAGAAATCACGCCGGAAATGTTGGACGAACTGAGTAACGGGAAAGGAGAAGACGAAGATGAGTAACAGCCCTCTCGTAAACTACACGCGGATTTCCCCCAATAAGACAAGTCCGCGCAGAAACAAAATCGACACTATCACCATTCACTGTGTCGTGGGGCAGTGTTCCGTGGAAACGCTCGGCAATATTTTTGCTCCGACCTCTCGACAAGCAAGCTCCAACTACGGTGTTGGCACGGACGGTAAAATTGGTATGTATGTCGAGGAAAAAGACCGCTCTTGGTGTACCTCAAGCGCGGCAAACGACAACCGCGCTATCACCATCGAAGTCGCAAGCGATACCAAACACCCTTACGCAGTGAACGATAAGGCGTATGCCGCAATGCTCGACCTTGTAACCGATATTTGCCGCCGTAACGGTATCAAAAAGCTCGTATGGAGTACGGACAAAAACAAGCGCATGAATCACCTTGACGGTTGCAATATGACCGTCCACCGCGATTATGCGAACAAATCCTGTCCCGGTGATTATCTGTATAACCGTCATGGCGAAATCGCGGCAGAGGTCAACAGGCGGCTCGGTGCGGCAGTTGATACTCCGACTGAGGACAAGCCTACTACCAGTTCTGTCAAGGTGGGAGATACCGTTAAAATCTCCTCCGCGGCTACTTATTACGGTGGCAAGGCAATTCCCGCTTGGGTGAAAGCGAAGAACTGGATTGTCCGCGAGGTCAGCGGTGACAGAGCGATTATCGACAAGTCTGTGGACGGGAAGAACGCGATTTGCAGTCCTATCAACACGAAGTTCTTGAGTGTCGTTTCTGCCGCTTCTACGCCCTCTCAGAGCGCGTGGACACCGCAGGTAGGTGATTATGTCTTGTTCACTGGAAAAACGCACTACGCAAGCTCCAACGGCGATAGAGCGGTGTCCTGCAAGGGTGGTAAGGCGAAAATCACACAAATCTATGCAAAGGGCAAGCACCCTTATCATCTTGTCCATGTCGATGGTGAGTCTACGGTCTACGGTTGGGTTGACCGCAATACTTTCTCCAAAGCGTAAAGGAGGTTGACGGTATGCGGAGGGTAAAGAAAAAGCCACCGAAAGAATTTTCAAAGAAAATCCTTATCGTGGCAGGAATTATCAACGCGGTCGTTATCGTCTTTACGATGGTAATGATTTGGCGTACTCTCGACCTTTCTCCGCTTGCCTACCTTATACCGTCAGTAGCCGCCGAAGTTGCCACGGGTACGGGATTTTATTACTCAAAAGCAAAGGTCGAGAACCGTATAAAATTGATGAGACAAAACAAAGTCACACCAAACGAAACACATTTTTCTGAAAATTACTGAGGAGGTATCACCATGACTGACATTACCAATGTTGTTTCCGCTGTTATCACCCTGCTCGTAGCAGTCATTACCACTTTCCTTATCCCTTATCTGAAAGAGAAAGTGGACGCTGAGAAGTTCGAGAAAATCAAGGCGTGGACGAAAGTTGCGGTCGAAGCCGCAGAAATGATTTACAACGGCGCGGGTCGCGGCGCGGAGAAGAAAGCCTATGTACTGGAATACTTGAACAGCAAGGGTTATAAGCTCGACTCCGACACCATTGACAAGCTGATTGAGTCCGCTGTCCTTGAACTGAAAAAGAGCTGATTTAACCCCGTTCAAGTAGTTAAAGTAGTGGAAAATCCGTTTTTGCGTGTAACTTCCTCTAAGTACGCGCGTATTAGGTGAAAGTTTACGCAAAAACCGAAAAACAACTACTTTAACTACTTCATCTCGTCCCGTGGCAAAGAAAAAGAACGCCGATTCAATCAGCGTTCTCTATCTTGTAAACAAATCCAAAGGTGTGTTTGATGAAGAACACAGAGTTCGGATTTGCACTATTTGGTGGA